AGAAAATGAAATATACGTCAAAAATCAGTGAGTTATTGCAAAAACACCGTGTTATTTGCAAATGTAAGAAATTCAGGGTATGGGGTGTTGTGCCAATAATTTGTGTGGTGTGTTCTTTTAGGTGGTGATAAATGTGTTCACACTTTTTGCGAGAGCGGCGCAGTAGCAACACTTTTGTCACACTTTTTTTTGACAAAGTGTGAACACTTAAGTTGCCTTTTTTATTCAGGAAAATGGGGTTTGTTCACACTGCTACACTTTTTCTCTCTATAAACTCTTTTTAGAAAGTAAAATTTTAGTGTTTTTTTAAGAAGTGTATATATATAAACTTTAAAAATAAAACTTTTTGAAATAGCCTTTAAAAGTGTGAACAAGCGTGAAAAGTGTGAACACTTAACAAAGAGCGAAAAGTAAGAAAAAACACCCCAACTTGAGGCGTTAATGATAAGACTGGAATTTTTGATGAGGTGCTACATGTACATTATTTATCCCCTTTGGCTTTACGTTCTAAATCTATCCCTTCAACTCTTTCGTTGAAGTCTTGAGAAGCAGCGGTAAAAGAACTAAAGATATTCCCACCGAGAAAATCCTCATTAATATAAACCCAAGTTACATACTTATTTTGGCCGGATGCTATTTTCTTGACTGCTATTACAACTTTAGCTTTCCCACACCATCGCGTAGCGCTTTGGATGATTTCAAAACCTCTATTTTTGAGGGGCATAGTCTTTTTCTCTTTTTTGGTTGCGTCTGATTTCATGCTGCCTCCTTTTATATTAATTGTTAAAATAACTCATAGAGTCATTTTAACAATTAATAAAATAAAAGCAACAATTATATTGCGAAAAGCGTCAAATAATTTCTATAAATATAGAAGCCCTCAACTTTTTCAGCAAAACCACTACATATAAAAAGATAACTACCACTACTTTCCTCATCTTGATCTTGATAAAAAAAGAAAGAAAAAATGGACAAAAAGAAGGAAGAGGGTGACCCCCCAAACTCTGTTTTCTTTATTACGTTAGCGGTCCCTTGAAAAATTGCGAATAGATTTCTGAAATACTTTAACGCTACACACTATTAGACAAGCGTAGACATTCTGAGTAAAAAGAATATAGGGGAGGTGCTGTGACGACTGATGAGGAATCAAAAGATATGGAATTGTTGCCAGAAGATTTTGTAGGGATGGATGTAGCAGGTTTGACGAGTAAGTACAGACCGGAGATGGGTCAAGCGGTGTGTGTGCTTATACGTGAAGGCTTGACGTTAAAGCAGATAGTAGATCGTTTGCCAATAAAATCAGTGACGACTATTTATCATTGGAGAAGATCCCAATCGGATTTTAAAGAGGCATTTGCTTTGGCCAAACAGGATGCTGCCGATACTTATGCTGACAAAGTTTTAGAAGTAGCTCAGCTTGAGGGCATACCTAAAGAGGATGTGCCGGGCGAGAGACTTAAGGTAGAATCGTATAAATGGCTTGCGGAGAAAGCTAATCCGCAAAGATATTCTCCTAAGAGTGTGATAGCTGCTGACGAAGATAATCCGTTGCAGATCTTGATTGATACAGGAATAGGAAGAGATCAACCAATCAAAGCGGAGTACACAGGCATTGATGATACGATTGCTATTGATGAGAAAGGAAAGCCAGATAATAAAGATGGTGACGATGGAGTTGGTTCCGAATGAAGAGATCCCTGAGTATTTGTGTTTGTGGGATGGTATAGAGGAAGAGGATAAAAATCACCTGACTGGTTATAACCTTGATAGGATTTGTAGGCATGGTCTTGTATATATGGAAGAGGACTAGACGTTATCTTTGTATCTTTAATATTCACATAATGGGTGAGGAGCGAACGGAGTCGGAGACTTTCCCGGTTATCAAAAGGTGTCCATGTGGAAGCCGTAGAGAGTTCTAAGGTTAAGAGGATTTCAACAGGGTATAACCCTAGACCTTTGCAAAGAATTATTCATCAGAATATGAAAAGGTTTAATGTGCTTGTGTTGCATAGGCGGTTCGGAAAAACGGTCCTCTCAATAAACGAGTCAATTGATCGGGCATTGCGCTGTTCTTTAAAGAACCCCCAATATGCCTATATAGCGCCCACGTATGGGCAAGCTAAGAGGATTGCGTGGGAATACTTAAAAGAATATACGAAGGATATTCCCGGAGCAAAACCTAATGAAGCTGAATTGAGGGTGGATATTCCTAGACCGCATCTTAAAGATAAAATAAGATTTATGTTACTTGGTTCAGAGAGTCCTGATACTTTGAGGGGGATATACTTAGATGGCGTTGTACTCGACGAGTTTGCGGTCTGCGACCCTACCATTTGGGGACAGATCGTGCGTCCTGCGCTTGCTGACCGTTCGGGTTGGGCGATCTTTCTGGGGACTCCGAAAGGTCAAAATCATTTTTTTGATTTATACAACAAAGCAAAACGAAATCCAGAATGGTATGTCTGCACGTATAGAGCTAGCGAAACAAAAGTTCTTTCCGAGTATGAGCTTAAAGCTGCAAAGGATGAAATGAGTGAGGAGGAGTTCCTCCAAGAATTTGAGTGCAGTTTTACAGCAGCTAACACAGGCGCATACTATCAGAAACAAATGTTGGTCGCAGAAGAAGAAAATCGGATAACAAGAGTCCCTTATGATAACGCTTGCTTCGTCGATACATATTGGGACTTAGGTATTGGCGACACTACTGCAATCTGGTTCTTGCAAACGGTTGGTCATGAATATCACTTGATTGATTATATCGAGATGAGTGGTAAGGGACTAGATTGGTTTGTTTCCGAAATAAATAAAAAGCCGTATACTTATAGAGAGCATGTCTTGCCTCACGATGCAAACGCAAGAGAGCTTGGTACTGGTAAGAGTAGACAAGAAACATTGCGTACCCTAGGGCTAACACGATTATATATTTTACCAAGGTGGAAGGTCGAGGATGGGATCAACGCTGTTAGGACGATCCTAGGAAAGTGTTGGTTTGATAAGGATAAATGTGAGAGAGGTATTACAGCTTTGATGGCGTATGAAAGGAAATGGGACGCTAGGAATCAGATCTTTATGGAAAAGCCTAAGCACAATTGGGCTTCTCATGGGGCTGATGCGTTTAGATACTTAGCAATGGGTGTACGACCTGACTCGCAGAGAGTACAATCGAATTTGCTTAACAGGTACAGAGAAGCAGAAAGCGAGTATGATGTTTTCACTTTGTAGGAGGTAGACATGGGCAAGGCGCAGCCTTTAAAAGATATAGGTCAGTTTTTTGAGGGAATGGTAAGGAACACTCTTGGTAAAGCGACAGGCGTTACTCAGCATTTGCAAAGAAGAAAAGAGCAAGCTGAAGAGGCTAGGAAATACCAGTATGAGACTTTTAGAGAAAAAGATATTCGGGAATTTGCTAAGACAGCAGGGCGTATGACTGAGATGGGCGAAAGCGATTTAGAAAAAGCTAAGCCTATGGCAGAAACGGTTAAGGTAAGAGAACGAGATCCGCTAAGTACGCAACAGCGAACGTCAATATTATCTTCTCAAGGTCGCCTTAAAAAAGAACAGGAAGATCGGATTAGGGGTCTTTATAAGAAATCTATGGGTAGACTTGGTGAAGTTAGAAGGGCAAGAATGAGACCCGGAGCTAGAAAGCAATCATTGATTACAAGGAAATACTAATGGTCGTAGAGTATATCAAGAAGTTTCAGGCGTTGAAGAGTGACAGGATGAATTGGGACTCTCATTGGGAAGAATGTGCGCAGTACATACTGCCTCGTAAGGACGATGTGTACCGAACGAGAACGCCCGGTGAGAAAAAGATGATGAGGGTCTACGAAAGTACGGCCATACATTCTAATGAACTACTGGCTTCAGCACTTCATGGTATGCTTACTAACCCTGCGACTACGTGGTTTGAGCTTTCTACAGGTGACGAACAGCTTGATATGGATGATGAAGTGAGGCTTTGGCTTCAGAACACTGTTAAGCAAATGCATAATGTTTTGAACACCTCTAACTTCCATACCAATATACATGAGCTTTACTTAGATCTAGGCTGTTTTGGGACAGGTTTAATGAGGATCGAAGAGGATAAAGAAGAGGTCGTCAAGTTTCAGACACGCCCAATATACGAAGCTTATGCAAGAGAAAATGCACAGGGCAACATTAATACAATATATAGAAGTTTTAAGCTTGATGTGAATCAGATTGCAGAAGAGTTTGGGACTGAGATGTTTGATAGTCAGCTAGAGGGCTTTCTAAAAAACAGAGATTCGCAGAAGCTAGAGATCCTTCATGTCGTTGAACCTGTAGAACAGGACGATGAGTTTGATCAAAGAGGCTTTACTTATAAAAGTGTTTATATCCTCGTTGATAGGAAGATCCCTTTAAAGACAGGTGGGTTTAAAGAATTTCCGTATGTCGTGCCTAGATGGACTAAGATAGCCGGAGAAGTTTACGGAAGAAGTCCGGGGATGAAGGCCCTACCTGATATTAAGATGACTAACGTAGTAGCGAAAACAACTATTCGGTCTGCTCAAAAGGTAGTAGATCCGCCTCTTCTTATGCCAGATGATGGCTATATGATGCCGTTTAAGACTGCCCCCGGAGCGATTAACTTTTATAGACCGGGCGCTCAGCCTGTTACTCCGCTTCAGACAGGTAGTAGAGTTGACTTTGGGGTACAGTTTACAGAACAAATTAACGCTAGAATCAGGGAAGCGTTCTTTATAGATCAGCTTCAGTTAAACACTGGTCCTCAGATGACTGCTACAGAAGTAGCGCAGAGGACAGAAGAGAAGCTTAGGCTTCTAGGTCCGATCCTAGGTCGTCAGCATTATGAACTTCTTAAGCCGCTAATCAATAGATTGTTTGCGATTATGTTTAGAAAAAATATGTTTGAGGAAGTTCCTGAGATATTGCAAGATAGAGATTTACAAGTACAGTATAGCTCTAAGATAGCAAAAGCGCAGAAGAGTGCTGATGCAGATACGCTCATAAAAGTTATGAATGTTATCGGTCCGATGATTCAGCTTCAGCCTGATATCATGGATAACGTAAACGGAGATCAAGCTATTCGGTACGTTTCTAAAGCGTATGGCTTACCTGAGCAAATGCTAAGACCGTTTGACGATGTTGTCCAAGATAGAGTAGAACGCCAAGAACAGCAGCAACAAATGCAGCAGATGGCAGAAGCTCAGCAGGTAGCTGAGATGGCCGGAAAAGCTGCTCCTCTAATGCAACAGCAGGGGGCTTAGTGCCTAGAAAAAAACTTGCCACAAAAAAGTTAGACATCACATCTGACTATAAGACGGTGTTTTCCTCGGAAGAAGGAAAAAGAGTTTTATGGGATATCATAAGAAACAATTATGTGTTAGACAGTACGTTCTGTGTAACGAATGAGCATGAGACTATTCTGAGAGAAGGGCATCGGAATGCTGCCCTTAGGATCATGTCTATATTACAAACAGATGAACGAAAATTACTTGAACAGATAGAGGAAGGTTTTAACTATGACCGAGAGTACACTGACGAGTGGGGAAGAGACTACCCCTAATGAGGCTGAGACAAATTGGAAGGACGCTTTACCTGAAGAGGTTAGAGAAGATCCCAGTATGGAAGCGATTCAGACTGTAGATAATCTAGCTAAGTCTTATGTTAATGCTCAGAAAATGATCGGTACTGATAAGATTATAGTTCCTAATAAATACGCAGAAGAAAATGAGTGGAATGATGTCTTTAAGAAATTGGGATTACCAGAAAAACCAGATGACTACGACATTAATTTTACGGAAACAGAGGACTTTGATAAGGACTTTTTTTCTAATTTTAAGAACGCTGCTCACGGTGCAGGTATACTTCCTAAGCAAGCTCAGAAACTTTTTGATTGGTATACGGAAACGAATACCCAGATGATCAATGATTACCAGACTCAGAGAGAAGTTACTGAAAAGCAAGCGACAGATAGCTTAAAATCTGAGTGGGGGTCAGCGTATGATTCCAAATTGAAAGCAGCGCAAGCAGCGGTCAATCACTATGGCGATGATGAGCTTACATCTTTTCTTGATGAAACAGGTTTAGGCAACAATCCAAACTTGATAAAAGCGTTCGCTAAGATGGGTGAGAGTTTGTCAGAAGATTCTTTTACGGATGGAAACACTAATAAATTTGGTGTTACTCCTCAGGATGCACAGGTTCAGATAAACTCGATAATGTCTGATAGTAAGCATCCATACCACGATAAATACAATCCAAGTCATAACGATGCTGTTGCAGAAGTGCAAAGACTATTTCAGTATCTAGGTTGACGCAATTCCCTTCTCCCATTATTATAGTGATTGGACACGAGACAATCTGAAAAGACCTCACCTATTTGTGTTCAATCGAATCCTGTGATTTCAGGGCAATTCACCAAGTACATTTAATATTAACTTTAGTAATGGAGATAACAAATGAGTTCTGAAATTACTACAGCGTTTGTAAAACAATTTAGCGCAAACGTCTTTCATCTTTCACAACAAAAAGGTTCAAGGCTTTCTCCTTTCGTAAGAAATGAAAGCCAAAGAGGTAAGAGTGCTTTTTATGACAGAATCGGTGCGGTTACTGCTCAGAAAAGAACTTCTCGTCACGCTGACACTCCTCAA